CGCAACCTTTCACCAGATGAGGAGCACAACAATAAGGTCTGGCAGCAAATAAGACTATCAGAATACCTTAATCAGTTGCCAATAATTCAATACTGTATCGAAGATGTCGAGGCAGATGATGTTATAGCCTTCTTGGTACAAAATGAAAGACTGAAAGACTATCAAAAGATTATTGTGTCCAGCGACAAAGACTTTTATCAACTTTGCGATGACAGAACCGTAGTTTACAGACCTACACAGAAAGAAGTCCTCAATAAGTATACTATCGTGGAGCAGTTTGGCATCCACCCTAACAACTTTGCACTAGCGAGAGCAATCGCTGGAGACCCGTCAGATAATCTAAAAGGCGTAAAGGGAGCAGGGCTAAAAACAATTTCTAAAAGATTTTCCTTTCTCGTTTCTGAAGCTGACTACTTAATATCAGACATTATCGAACACTGTGAGAATGTAGAGAAGCCCCTTCTAGTTCACAAAAGAATATTAGAGAACACAGAGCTAATAAAAAAGAACTACAAGCTAATGCAGCTTTACAGCCCTTCCCTTTCACCGATAGTGAAATCGAAAATTAATTATATTTTAGAAAATAATGAACCTCATCTCAATCTGACAGAATTTAGGAAGATGATGATGATAGATGGGTTTGGGGAGTGGGACAACTCCGATTTAAATATCGCCATGAGAAGAGTTGTCGCACAATCAAAGAAATGAGTTATACTAGGGGGAAAGAGGGGATCATGGAAAGAGCAAATTTTAGTCATTTTGGTAAAAGTTTTCAAGAAGCGTTATGTCTTCTTATGCTGGAAGACAGACCGTTTACCGATCAGATAACAGAAGTGTTTGATATAACGTTTTTGGAACTTGGTTATTTAAGGTTGTTTACGTCTAAGATGCTAGGATATAGGGAAAAGTATGGAGTTCACCCCACAAAAAAGATCATGAGCACCGTCATAAAATCTGATATGGACAGGGAAAATGAGGCTATCCAGAAACAAGTTCGGGATTATTTTGCCAGAGCCTTGTCAGCGGGGCCAGTTAAGGATTCTGAGTTTATCAAGGACAAAGCATTGGATTTCTGCCGCAAACAGAAGTTGAAGGGGGCTATGCTTAAGTCAGTGGACCTGTTGCAATCTTGCTCGTTTGATGAAATCTCTAAGATAATCAATGATGCTCTAGTTTTAGGCAGTGACTCGAACTTTGGGTACGATTATCTTAAAGACTTCGAAGAAAGATTTGAAATTAAGTCTAGAAACCCTATCTCTACCGGATGGCCTGAGATAGACTCAATTTCTGGGAAGGGTTTGGGTAATGGCGAGTTGGGGGTTGTCGTGGCCCCGACAGGGGCCGGAAAGTCTATGGTTCTTACACATCTTGGGGCGCAAGCTCTCCTTCGGGGTGTCACTGTCATACACTACACGCTTGAACTGAGTGATACCACCATTGCTTCTCGTTATGATAGTTGTATTACAGGTGTTGGCTTGGGCGACTTGTTCTCTTTTAAAGAGCTAATCTATGAAAAAGTGCAGGACGTAAAGGGCCAGTTAATTATCAAGGAATACCCAACAAAATCAGCTTCCACGAGAACTATCAAAAATCATCTTGAAAAGTTAATGAATCGTGGCATAGAACCGGGACTTATAATAGTAGACTACGGCGATCTTTTACGACCGGTAGTGGCAAGAAAAGAGAAGCGAACCGAATTAGAGTCTATTTATGAAGAGATGCGCTGCATAGCACAGGAATTTGAGTGCCCTGTGTGGACAGCATCACAGACAAACCGGTCTGGTCTTAATGCGGAGGTCATTACTATGGAGAGTATCTCGGAGGCATTCAGTAAGTGCTTTGTCGCCGACTTTATTTTCACCGTATCTAGAACTATGGATGACAAAACTTCCAACACTGGCAGATTATACGTTGCCAAAAACCGCAACGGACCTGATGGGCTTGTCTACCCCATCTTTATGGACACAAGCAATGTTAAGATTCGAGTTTATCCCCCTAGTGATAACGAAGAGGATGAACTTACAGCAAAGAGTCAGTCAGACATCCTGAAAGAGAAATATAAAAAGTTTAGAAGCCAACAAAGGGAGAAAATTTAAAATGGAGATAGCATCAAAGATATTGTCGGATATCGCAGTTTATATGAAATATGCAAGGTTTTTGCCGGAGAGTTATCGTAGGGAAACCTATAAAGAGCTTGTAACTCGGAATAAAAATATGCATATAAAAAAGTACCCTGCTCTAAAGAAAGAGATAGAGGCAGCTTATGAATATGTTTATGACAAGAAGATACTCCCATCTATGAGATCGATGCAGTTTGGGGGTAAGCCCATCGAAGTAGCGCCGAACAGAATTTTCAATTGCGCTTATATGCCAATTGATGATATAAGGGCTTTTGGGGAAATAATGTTTCTCTTGCTGGGTGGCACTGGGGTAGGGTATAGTGTCCAGGCTCACCATGTCGAAAAATTACCTGAGATTGTAAGACCTAATAATAAGAGAACTTACCGTTATTTAGTGGGAGATTCCATAGAAGGCTGGGCTGATGCGGTCAAAGCCTTGGTGATGTCTTATTTTCGTGGAACATCAAAGCTACGTTTCGATTTTTCGGACATTAGGGCGAAAGGAAGCAGACTAGTAACCTCGGGTGGCAAAGCACCGGGACCACAGCCTCTAAAGGAGTGCTTGGTTAAACTTGAAGGCATCCTGGAGGCAAAAGAGAATGGTGACAAGTTAAGGCCGATTGAAGTCCATGACATGGTCTGCCATATCGCAGACGCTGTACTGGCGGGTGGCATTCGTCGTGCTGCTCTAATTTCTTTGTTTTCGGCCAATGATAATGAAATGGTCGCAGCTAAAACAGGGACTTGGTGGGAGAAGAACCCACAGAGAGGCCGAGCCAACAACTCAATCGTTCTGATGCGCCATATTGTTACAGAAGATTTCTTTAAGGATCTTTGGAAACGGGTGAGGGCATCTGGTGCAGGAGAGCCAGGGTTCTACTTTACATATGATAAAGATTGGGGCACTAATCCATGTTGCGAGATCGCCCTTCGTCCTTTTCAGTTCTGTAATCTGTCCGAAGTTAACGTTTCTAATGTCGAAACACAAGAGGAGCTTAATGACAGAGTTCGGGCAGCAGCGTTTATTGGCACACTTCAGGCAAGCTATACTGATTTCCATTATTTGCGACCCGTGTGGAAGAGGGCTACTGAAAAGGACGCACTCATTGGCGTTTCTATGACTGGGATCGCATCTGGTAAAGTCTTGAGCCTCGACACTAGCGAGGCAGCCAACGTTGTTAAGAATGAGAATGCTAGGGTTGCCAAACTGATAGGAATTAGACCTGCTGCAAGGACCACATGTATTAAGCCTGCTGGAACAACAAGTCTAGCGTTGGGCACAGCCCCTGGAATTCATGCTTGGCATGCATCTTATTACATACGTAGGATTCGAGTTGGTAAAAACGAAGCTATCTATCAATATCTAAAAGAACTTCATCCTGAGCTGGTTGAGGATGAGTATTTCCGCCCGCATGACACAGCGGTCATACAGATCCCGCAGAGAGCGCCGAAAGGCTCAATCTTACGATCTGAGCGCGCCCTAGAGATGCTTGAGAGAGTCAAATTGTTCAGCACTAATTGGATCAAGAAGGGGCACCGTAAGGGCCAAAATACGCATAATGTGAGCGCCACAGTAACGATTAAGGATAACGAGTGGGATGAGGTTGGAGAATGGATGTGGGAGAATCGAAACTCTTACAACGGCCTTTCCGTTTTACCATACGATGGAGGCACATATATCCAAGCGCCATTTGAGGAGTGTGACGAGGGCACTTATTATGCAATGCTGAAGACTCTTCAAGAAGTCGACTTGTCTCATATATTAGAAATGCAAGACGACACTAATTTGCAGGGAGAATTAGCATGTTCTGGTGGCTCTTGCGAGGTAAAATAACTTGACATTTTGTTGAATTGTGGTTACATGACATATATTGGAGGTTCGCCATGAAATTCAATTATATGTTGCCTAGAATAGAGCAAATGAGAAGATGCAAGGATGGCAGGGAACATTATTATGTACCCACAAATCATATAGAGGCTACAATAGGGTATGTTGCGGTGAGATTTCGTTGCAAGTATTGTAATGAGCTAGCAACAGCCTTTTTAGATATGGAGCAATATAAAATTAATGAAAAGCTACTCAATAATTATGGAGGATAAATGATTGTAAAGCCAAAGAACAACTGGATTCAAGTTGATCTCCCACTTGGTAAGGAAAGAGAGAGCCCTTATGAGGTACTATTGCCTGCTGATTACAAGCCGGCAGAAAAGCCCTACAAGGAAATCACAGTGTGCTCTGACCCAAAAGAGGAGTATAAGCATGGAGATATTGTAGTTGTGCCCACGCACATCATTCGTGAAGTTGACCTAGAAGAGGGCAGGTTTTATTTGATAGAACGTAGTCACGTCATGGCGTTAGTAGAGGAATAATAATGTTTGATAGAGTTATTATCGACTATGGACATGGGGGTATGATTGATGGTGTGGACCAGACACCAGGCGGAAAGCAATATCATTTTACGGAGCCTGAGGTTTTTTCTATATATGAGGGGGTATTTAATCGTGGTGTTGCTAGTAAACTAATGGCAATTTTGTCCGGCTTCGGACTCGAAGTATTTGACTGCGTAGAAGATTGTTATGTTACCGAGACAGTGATGCCGGAAGAACTTGAACAGAGAAATATACCTCTGGCCACTCGCGTTAGGAACGCAAATCGAGAGAACAAGCGAGGAAAAACTCTATTTATTTCTATTCACGCAAATGCGATTGGCAACGTTATTAGGGGGCCGTCGCGGTCTGCTAATGGAGCTTCCGTTTTCGTATACAGAAACGCAGGTACCATTGGCGAGATAGCCCAAAAACTGCTTAATTGTTATTCCGAGACGAGTTTAAAACCACGTAGAGTTATAGAAAATAAGTCTTTCTACGTCCTCAGGAGGACGGTTATGCCAGCTATGTTGACAGAAAACGGCTTCTTTACAAACATTGATGATGCCAAATATCTCTTGTCGGAAGAGGCGCAATGGGAGATAGCTGACGCCCATTTTAAAGCCATAAGAGATTTCCTCGACATCGAAGAGAGTGGCGGGTTAGTATGAAGTTACAAATTTGGAGTGGCCTAAAGTGAGTCAGATTAAAGCAACGGTGCCAAAGGCAGCACCTTTTAATAAAGAGTTTAGAAAAGTCATATATATCTATGGAGACAAAATTAGATGTGTGGAGGATGTTGTTCATATGGGCAACGATCTTACTATCTGTTGTAGCTATTAGAACAGCCTTACGATGCCTAAACAAATAGTGTTTATAGTGGGATGAAAAAAGTAACTGAAGGAGCGCTTATGAATGAGGACAAGCAGCTTAATCCTGAATTTAGCGAGAAGTTAGCCGCGTTGGAACACGAGCAGTGGGCACACTGGGCTCGCCACATGCTGGAGGTGTTGGGGCCTCTATTAGACTATGGTAAAGCGATGACTACCGGGTTGGCGAAGCAAGGTGCGGGGATTGACCACGACGGTTTCGATGCGATAGTGGCGATCGTCGACTGGAACCGACAGATCGACACCCCCTACATCGACTTGCCCGAAAATGAGAAGGGCTCCCATCGGGAGTGGGCAGATAGAGTGCTGCGCTTGATTCATCTTAACGATGACGGGTCGCTAAACGCTAAGTGATTAAGAAAGATAGTCAAAAGAGAGACTTGGGAACACTTGGGGAAATAATGAAGAACACAGTAGAACTTATCGGAACTTATGGAGATGATCTAACACACGCCTGTTCGGCTTGGACTTCAACAAGTCGTAACCTTACACCAAGGAAGCTTGCTCGTGTTGATAAACTTCTTGATATGCTGGCTCGTGAAGGTCATCACACCCCGTTTGAGAAATCTACTTTACACTTTTTGGTCACAACAGATATTGCTTCTCATATTCACCTCCTCAAGCATCGTGTTGGAGTCAGCATCAACGCAGAATCCGCAAGGTATAAGGAGTTCAAAGTAGATAAGTATTACCTTCCTGTTGACTGGCCTGAGTCTGAAAGGGAGGATTTAGAGTGGTTTATCAAGGACGCTTACGAACGCTACCACGGTTGTATTGAACGCCTTGAGGAGCAAGGTTACTCGCGTAAGCGAGCAAAAGAAAGTGCTCGTCTTTATCTTCCTTACGGAATCCAGATTACTTGCGACATTATGTTCAACTGGCGTTCTTTTGCTCACTTTCAAAAACTACGAAACGATGAGCACGCACAACTAGAGGTCCGTGATATCGCTGCTGAAATGCTTCGTCTGGTAGAAGAACAGGGTGATTTCCCACTCACCATACAAGCTATGCGCAAGTGCGGCATGGTGCCGTTTGGTAAGGAGAGTAAAGAATCTTATTTTGATACTCTTAGATCCATGTTTCCCGAGAATCACCTTATCAAAGAAGCGGAGATCAAAGCGGTTAAATTTCTACAGGAGAGCGAAGAATGAATCTAACTAGAGAAGAAGTAAGCTTGCTAAATCCTGTCGCTCTTGCAGCAGACGGATTAGATGATGCTATAATAGGGTATGGGCAACAGTTCCCAAAAGAGCCTTTGCTAGTGTACGACTACGACAAATGTGTGGAAATATTTATGGCTCAAGGCATGCCTCATGAAGAGGCTGTTGAGTGGATGGAATTCAATGTTGTAAACGCATATTATGGTGAAGGTTCACCAATTTTTATAAGGAGTATAAACCATGGTTGAAGTATATACGGCTAAATATTGTCCTTTTTGCGAGAAAGCTATTGTTCTTCTTTTCAAAAAGGGAGCAAGTTTTACAGTGCATGATGTGACAGACAACCAGGAGCTACGAGCAGACCTTACCGACAGGACAGGGTGTTCCACAATTCCACAAGTATTTATTAATAATGAGTTTGTGGGCGGCTGCTCTGACTTGTGCGAACTAGATAGCAAAGGTGAATTAGAAACTATACTTAATGGAGGCGGAAATGGCGAAGAGTAACGGATGGGCACCAAAAGGCAGAATTAAAAAAACTAGTATAGGCAATGGCAGAGGCTCCAAGTATAAGGCAAAAGGCTCTAACAATACCACTCCAAAGGGGTATCGGAAGCGCTATAGGGGGCAAGGAAAATGATAAATGCAAATTATAAGACAGCGCTGGTCGGCGGCCTTACGATAGGGCTAGTCCCAGCGTGGATTGTTAGCTTTATAGTATCCGTTTTCCCTTTACTTAAGGCCGAAGAGTTGGAGACGATCGCTGACTTCATGTCGGGAGGCGTTGGCATAGTCCAGCTTCTATTCTTCATGATAATCGTATTTATAATCCCTCCCATTGAGGAGTTGGTTTTTAGAGGGTGGTTGTGGAAATTTATTAATTGGAAACTGTCTTCCTACTGGACTTGGATAATCGTCTCGTTACTTTTCGCGGCGGTACACATGGAACCAGTGCATATTATGGGGCTTCTTCCACTCAGTTTTTTTGTGGGCTGGTTGAAGCGCGAGACAAATAAGCTCGGCCCCTCGGTAGTTGCCCACATGGCTAATAATGCAGTCGCTTGCATGTTAATGGTGGTATGAGTATCCACTATGAAAAAGTTGTTATTGGAGGTAATCTAGAAGCTTTTACATACGCTTTTAAACACTGTTTGCCGGTTTTATACACCAATTTAAAACCACCGTTCAGGTTTGATTACCTTCAACCAGATGTCGATTTTATTTTAAGCATTAATTGCCCCCCCTATGTTTTAAAAACGGCATCTGGCACAACAACTTATGGCCCATCTAAATTGCAAGTGTGGCAAAAGCTTTTATTTTTAATGTCGGTCTCAGGTAAAATAATTTATGGGGATACTGTTCGTTCTATACAAATTGACGATGGTGAGATGCAGCTAAGTTGCGACGGAACTCGACGCAAAAACATAACCTTTGATCAGGTAGTAATTTTTGATGATGAAAAGATCATTGGACTACCGACTGTAAATAAGCAAGTTAAATATAAGAATATTGTTTATGATTGGGTCAATATTGTTTCAGGAGGCTCACATGAGTATGACCTTCTACAATATGAAGACGAATTCATAAACACGATACATTTTTACCCCTCTGAGCGGAACGATAATACAAAACTAAAAGATTTAGTTTGTGTGTCGTACCTCACAGATGAAGAATTAGTTGACTTCTCATACTCAGATACTTATGTTAAGTTTAAGCTGCTCGACCTATTTAAAGAACTGGGCATCAGGGGGGCTCGCAATGGTCGGGATGTCAAAAGACCAGGCCATTACAAATACTATGCAGTTAAATTAGAGCCCTCCAACAGACAAGTCGTTAGAAGGATAGTAAACGAGTATGAAACCAGTCATAGATTAATTTTTAATAACTTGACTTTAAGTGAAATAGCTGAAGAGCCCACTGTACTAGAGGGATATTTAAAAAGGGTGTGTAATATAATATGAAGAACTTCCATCTAGCAGGCATAATACCAGTACACAAGAATGATTTTAGCTTTGGCTTTGAGTGGCCGGATTCTTTGATGCCGATAGCCTCTCGGCTAACAGCGATAGAAAGATCAGTTATGGAATGTGCATGGGCTGGGTGTGAAACAATTTGGATAGTTTGTAATGATGATATCTCTCCTGTCATAAGGCACAGGATAGGGGAGATGGTTCAGGATCCTGTGTGGCTTAGGAAGCTAGATACGCACCCTTCTATGACTCGTAAACCAATACCAATTTTTTATGTTCCTGTACATCCAAAGCATAGGGATAAGCTAGATTGTTACGGGTGGAGCATTATATATGGGGCGCTAAGTATTTTTAAGGTAGCAGTCAAAATGAGCAAATGGCTAGTCCCAGGAAGGTATTATGTCTCTTTTCCATACTCTGTTTATGACCCTAAAATTGTTAGAGAACACAGGAAAGAAATATCAAGCCCTAAAGGATTTTGCTTAAGCTATGATGGCAAGACTGTAAGAGATGGCGAGAAGCTTGGTTTTACGTTTGATAAAAATGATTTTATAAATTATAGAAGAGTTATAAGGAAACAGGGGACAGGATTGTACAAGACCCCACAAGTTGGAATGTATCCAAGAGAAAAGCACCCTGTCGGACAAAGACATACAGCCAGGCATTTTCCATTGGAAAAAGTATTTGCTAGCACTAACGTGGAGAAATCTAAGGTTATAGCATTGCCTTGGAGATATAATATTGACAGCTGGGATGAGTATGTTAAGTATATGTCTTCCGAACATCAGGGGTTAATCACTAGGCCTAATAAACTTTTTTTATCGTATCGGGAATGGAACGAAATAGGGGTGGATAACGATGAGTGACAGAACAGAAAGTAAGATCAAGTTTGTAAACCTGCACGGCCATAGCGTAGCAGGTTCTATTTTTGATGGACTTGGGTATCCACAGGAGCACATGGATTTTGCGTATTCAAATGGATGCGAGGCTCTGGCTCTGACGGATCATGGAAATATGAATGGTCTTGCCTGGCAAGTTCTGCACGCCAAGAAGATGCAGGAAGAGGGTCGTGACTTTAAGCCTATCTATGGTGTAGAAGCATATTTTGTACCTTCTGTCTCTGACTGGAGGGAGGAGTACGACAAGGCTCTGGCAGACAAGAAGAAGGCTCGTTCCGCCAAGAAGGGCGATACTAGTGGAGCTACCGTAGAGGATGAAGGGGAGTCAAAGAAGGCCTCCAAGAACATTCTTAATCGTCGTCGCCATTTGGTTCTCTTGGCACAAAACCAGGAGGGCCTAAACAACTTATTTAAGCTTGTTTCCGAGAGTTACCAACCGGAGAACTTCTACCGGTACCCTAGAGTAGATTATAGTATGCTAGAGCAGCACTCAGAGGGCGTTATGGCCGCCTCAGCCTGTCTGGGCGGGGTATACGCTGGATGCTATTGGGAGAACCATGAGCAGGGCATGGATGCTGTTTTGGACGCTATGCGTGATGTTACAAAAAGAATGGTCTCCATCTTTGGGGACCGTTGGTATGGGGAACTTCAATGGAACAACGTCCCTCAACAGCATGAATTAAATAAAGCAATTATTCAGATTAGCGAAGAGTTCGGTATTGGCCTGATCTCAACGGCTGACAGCCACTACCCAAACCCTGATGCCTGGAAAGATAGAGAGTTGTACAAGCGATTGGGATGGCTCGGTAAAGGGCGTCCTTCTTGGGCCGAAGATACGGAACTGCCAGAGGGTGTAGATGAGATTGGGTATGAATTGTACCCTAAGAACGGCGATCAAATGTGGCATTCTTATAAGAAGTATTCGGAGGAGTGCGGTGTCCGGTACAATGATGCAGTTGTCCTTAAGTCTATCGAGGAAACATATAAGATTGCAATGGACAGGGTGGAGAAGTTTTACCCCGACAACACAGTCAGGCTACCAGACTTCGTTATCCCCGTAGGTGAGACAGAGGACAGCGCTCTGGAGAAGTTCTGTATTGAAGGCCTACGTCGTAAGGGGCTGCACACACTTATTGAGTACACCGATAGATTGAAACACGAGTTGAAAGTTATCTCAAACAGAGGTTTTAGTAAGTACTTCCTGACTATGACAGAGATCTCGGATATTGCCAACCAGATCATGCTTACAGGGTCGGGCAGAGGCTCTGCTGCTGGCTCCTTGGTTGCATATGCTTTAGATATTACACAAGTTGATCCCATAAAGTATGGCTTGCTGTTTTCTAGATTCTTACGCTCCGATGCTACAGACTACCCTGATATTGACTATGATGTAGCAGAACCCATGGACCTGAAGGACGAGCTAATTAATAGATGGGGAGATAATGTAGTCGTTCCGATTTCTAACTGGAACACCTTACAGTTAAGATCTCTCGTTAAGGACATCTCTAAGCTTTATGGCATTCCGTTTACGGAGGTTAATAATGTGACTGGCAAGATGATGTTTGAAGCCACTGGCCCTGCCAAGGAGAGGCATGGCATCAAGTCAGGTGTCTACAACCCTACCTTTGAGGAAGTCAAGGAGTTTTCCCCCACGCTAAGGAGCTTTCTAAACACCTATCCACAAGTGGCTGACCACATCGACACGCTCTACGGTCAGGTTCGTTCTTGTTCTAGGCACGCTGGTGGCGTTGTGATCGCAGAAGATCTTGATAAGCACATGCCGCTTATTTCTTCCAAGAATGTCCGTCAGACTCCTTGGTCGGAAGGCCAGAACGTCCGTCACCTTGAGCCCATGGGATTCATTAAGTTTGATCTTCTTGGCCTATCCACGCTACGAATGGTGGACGGAGCCATCAGGCACATCTTACGACGCCACCATGGTATTGGCAAACCTACCTTTAAAGATGTTAAAGAATACTACAATAACACTCTTCACCCAGATGTAATAGATTTAGCAGACAAGAACGTGTACGAGAATATTTTCCATAAGGGTAGGTGGGGTGGAACGTTCCAGTTCACAGAGGAGGGTGTTCAAAAGTATTGTACTCAAGTAAAGCCAAACTCTATTATTGATATTTCAATTATTACCTCTACCTACCGGCCAGGCCCTCTAGCGGCTAAAGTCCACGATCAATTCTTAGAAGCCAAGGAAAACCCACAGAGTGTTAAGTATGTTAATGATCTCCACAGAGAAATTACAGAAGAGACCCACGGATTCTTGATCTTTCAAGAGCAGATCGCCCTACTCGCTCATAAACTTGGAAAGGATCTAACGCTTGATGAAGGAAACAAGCTTCGTAAGGTTCTCACTAAAAAGGGAACTGGGAAAGAGGCTAAAGTTAAGAAAGCTTTGTATGAGAAATTTATGCATGGCTGCTTACTCTCACACGGCATGAAAAGAAAAGACGCTCAACGACTTTGGGATACATTTGAATATTTCTCTGGTTATGGGTTTAACAAGTCACATGCTGTCTCTTATTCTTTGTTGTCATATCAGTGTGCTTGGTTGCTCAATTATTATCCCGTTGAATGGATGGCAGCATTTCTAGATAAGGAGCCAGAGACTAGAAAGGAGAAGGCACTAAGTATTGCTAAGTCTTTTGGATTCAAGATCGAACCAGTAAACGTGAATACTTCTGGCAAGGTGTGGGAGATATCGCCCAATGGAAAGACATTGATTCAGCCCTTGAGTAGTATTAAGGGCATGGGTGAAGCTGCCATCCAGCAGATTACTGACAATCGTCCTTTCGAGAGTATAGAAGACTTCTTATTTAATAAAAACGTTGTTTATTCAAAACTTAATAAAAAGAAGTTAGATGTTCTTATTCGCTCTGAGGCATTGGATAACTTCATAGATCATAGATTTAGTGGCAGAAAACACTTCTGGAGTGCCGTGGCAGTAGACCGCCCAAGGAATAGAAAGAAATTTAACGAGAACATCGAAGCTTACTATCCTGAAGGTGACTTCACGCTTGAACAGGAGATCCAAAACATTGTTTCTTTAACAGGCAGATTTCCGTTCGAGAGGGTTGTGTCACAGGATGTCGTAGATGGACTTACTAGAAACAGTATCCCACCTATTTCTGAGTTTGACCCAGATCTCATGCTTTGCTGGGCAGTCCCCAGAATCGTTAAGAAGAAGACAACTAAGAAGGGTAAGGATTATTATGAAGTAGAGGTTACTGACAGTAATTCAACAATGATTAAGATTCGTTGCTGGGGGATCAATATTCAAAAGGGAGACAAGATTGTTGCCAATGTCCCTTACCTGATCAAACCTGATTATAGCGAGGAGTGGGGCTTCTCTACTCGTGGAAAGATATCCGATCGATGGAAGATGTTAGGTTGACAAGTTAGGCCACTGTGTTAAGATAGAGGCGAGAGGTGAACATGAACATTTTTGGTATTGAAGGTAACGGTAGAGATATTGATTGGGTGGCGTCTGCCAAGTCGCAGGATAATTACAGGGTTGTAAAGATGATCCTAGAGTCATGCCAGATGCTTTGTACAAATCTAAACCACTTGTATGGAGAACAGGTTGCACCCTATCGTAGCTGCCACTTGAACCACCCGAGCACGAAGTGGGCGAGAGAAAGCTCCGCCAATTTTTTGTCACTTGTGGAGCATACAGAAGCTATGCTAGCTGAATACAGGTTGCGTTTTAACAACAGGACGCACAAGTGTGAGGCAGTGCTCAAGCGTTGTATGGAGCTATTTGACAAGAATATGTTTGACAAGCACGACCCTACCCCGTTACCTTTGGCCATGCCAGACGAATACAAGTCCGAGAGCATTGTAGAGTCTTACCGAAAGTTTTACGCTAGTAAGCCACGAGTTCGGTACCCCGAAAACAAGGTGCCCCTCTGGTTCAAGAAATATCGTGGTGACCAACCATATGACATTGTTAACTAACAGGAGAAAACATGTTTGATTATTTTGATGATAACGAAGTAGCTATTGTAGAGCGAGTGCGCGACGAGAAGACAGAAAAGATGATTGAATATATTCGCAATCTCAACACTATTGAGGAGGCCATGGAGCCCTACAAGGAGCAGAAGCGCGAGCTTCGCAAGGAGTTTAAGGAGCAGGAGTGGCTCTCTAAGGAAGAGATTAGCATGGCAGTCAAGGCTTACCGTATGATGAAGTCAGAGGTTGACGTTGAGCAGCTTGTTAAGGTCTATGATTCAATTCGTGGAGGAAACCGATGATCCTAGAGTATTATTGTCTACCACATTGTAAATACAAGCCAGTGAGGGCAAACCCATCAGATGCAGGACTAGACCTGTGTTTTAACGCACATCAAGACCCTGGGAATACCCGCATGGACGGAACAGTGATCGAAGATCTCGTAATCAGTCCAGGTCAAAGTGTTGTTTTGCCAACAGGTCTCAAGTTTGGCATCCCACATGGATACATGCTTCAAATCATGAACCGTAGCGGTAATGCAGCCAAGAAGCAGCTTATGGTTGGCGCTTGTGTTGTTGATTCCGGGTACGACGGAGAAGTCTTTGTAAATCTTCATAATATTGGAAATAGAGAGCAGTACATT